TGCTGTTTCAGGAAGTGCTGCATAGTTTGGAGCCAACATCAAACAACCTGCATTCAGAGCTTCGATTGCACAAAGGCATGATGTTTCAGGCCAGATATTTGGATATGCAAAAATATCTGCTTTCTTTAAAGCTTCCCGAATAACATCATTTGGTTGAGTTCCGTGGTAATGAATTTTTGGATGTTGATTACATCTGTCGAAAAGATCTTCATATGGCTTATCTCTCTCAGCCCAACCGTAAAGATTGAAGCTGGAATAAACATCAAGCTCGATATTTTCGTGTTTTTCAGCCAAATATTCAAATGATGGAACAAGAAGTTCCAGTCCACGGTGAGGTGTCGAATGATAAATCAATCGAACGATACCGTCTTTAGGTTTTTCTTTTAACTCAATTGGTTCAATTGCATTTTGAATGACACAACAATCGTCCCAATTAAGACCATAGGTGTGTATATATTCATTCATTTGCCAGTTAGAGACAAAAACGAATTTAGCAAATCGTTCTCTACTTTCTTTGTCTGCAAGATGCTGTGATTCAGGATCATTTGGAAGATCGTGCAGCCACAAAACAGGAATCTTGTTTTCGTCAATGTCTCTAACTCTAGAGCAAATAATTTGAAACTTATCTGCCAATTCAGGATCAAGTTTTTCTGCTAAAGCAGTTGCCATGAGTTCTGTCCCACCCATAGCATTTTTACTCAATTCATTTCTTTCAATTTCAGCCATTTTATCCCTTAAGTAACATTCTGTTTACGGATTCTGTCAATTCCTGATATCCTCCGACTTTCTGACCATCCAAAACAATAATCGGAACAGTCTTCACTCCCGGAAACATTTCGAACAATTCTGCTTTAGACACGTCTCTACCCAACACGTATTCTGTATATGTGTGGCCCTTTTCTTTAATAAGATCCTTTGCTTTAACGCAGTAGGAACAGTTCTCTTGTGTGTAAATGATGTAGTTGTTCATTTCTATCTCCTTACTTTATATAAATAACAACAAATGTATTTACTGTCAACAGGAGTCAACATGTGTGTTGTAGTTGCAAAATATCTTCCAGAATACGGCTGGGTTCTTGCTAAGAACAGAGACCGTAACTACAAGCCTGTTGTTTCTATTAAACAATCGAATAGAAACGGCGTTCAAAGACTTTACATGCAAGATGATAAGACACGATATACAGAAGGGGTGAACGAGTTTGGTGTAGCAATTCTTTCTGCCTCTATCATGGTCAAAAAAGACGAGAAAGAGGGTGCTGCTGCTGGTTCCGATGATCAATCTGAAAGAACTTACTATGCTCCTGATGGAATCCGTATCAGGACTGCTCTGTTTAAAAGATCTGCAAAGTCTGCTTTGAACACTCTAATCAAACTACAGATTCCGGGCAACACACTGATTGCCGACGATAATGAGTGCTACATTCTTGAGGGTGCATTCAGAGACTATCATGGTCCCAATAAAAAATACGAGTACACTTTCAAAAGACTGAAAAAAACTGACGGAATTGTGAGAACAAATCACGGTATTGATATGCCTTGGGCAGGTTATCAAAACAACAAAGATAATCCTCATGAAAAGGCATCTAGAAAGTCTTCCGAAAATAGAATGAAGATTGTCTTAGAAAAACTAAAATCTATCAGAACACCAGAGGATATGCTTCAGGTTCTTTCTTCTCAGCCAGAAAAAGATCCTCAAATGAATCCTTTGAGAAATGACGAGAAAAGAAAGGCAATGAGAACGACTGGTCAGCTTCTGTGCATTCCTAAAGAAAGGACTTTACACTACAGACCAACATATTCTGAAATTACACTTAAAAATTATAATGCTTTAAACAATCAGAAGAGTAAAACCTTCTTCGAAGTGATTTCATCTAGAAAACTTTTCGACATCTAAGGACATAAAATGTTTAAAAAGCTGCTACTCGTAGCAGTGTTTTTTGTTATTCCAAATATTGCATTTTCTCAAAATGATCCGATAGTGACTGAAAATTATACTGAAAGCACTGTTGACTCCACAACTGAATCTACAACAACTATAATTACAGCGCCTCCTTCGGCTATTGCACCGAGCATAAACTCCTCCAATTCCGATATTTGTACTATTGGAGTTTCTGGCGCTGTCCAAACACAAATCTTAGGCATCTCTGCTGGTTCTACAGTAAGAGACATGAATTGTGAAAAACTTAAAAATGCTAAAACTCTGTATGATATGGGAATGAAAGTCGCAGCCGTATCAGTGATGTGTCAAGATCCTAGAATTTTTACGGCTATGATGGACGCAGGAACGCCCTGCCCCATAGATGGAAAAATTGGAGAGGAAGCTAAAGAAGAGTGGAACGATCCAATTAACCAAAGCCGAAGACCAGACACAGATAACAGAGGTATCAACTTTGATCCGGATACTCGAACTACCCTTATTGGCGGTGCTATTGTTTTTGGTGTTCTCGCCATTCTCTTGGGGTCAGGATAGCATTTACGGCGTTACCAATAATGCTGCTCAGAATGGTCTTAATTGGTCGATGACTGGTATTCTACCAGACTTCTCATCACCAAACGTTAGTCTACAAGTAAATGGTGTGACTTACTATTACGTCATGTCTAAAGATCCTTCCGAAGACGCTAAAGTGTATATTCGTAACGAAGATCCAATAAACGGCGGCTATGTTTTTGAGGAGGTCGATGATTGGTCTGGCTTACCCGGAAACTCTATCCAAAAGAATTTTAGATTTACTGGAATACCCGGAGAACAATGGGGTCAAGGAAGCATGGAAGTGGAGGGAAATGGAACAATTTCAGATCCTTCTATGATCTACTCATACAGAATGGACATCACAACAGATAGCATTATCTGCACAAATCCCTTATCTGACCCATCATGTCCGGGATTTTTAGATGCAGTTTATAAATATGTTAGCGGGATTGAGATCATGACGCCTGATGAAGAGTTTTACGAGTATTGGGTCAGTTTACAGGAATCCCGAAAAGTTGAAGTTGAAGAAGACGATGTAGTGATTTTGGAGGAAGAAGAGGAAGAACTAGAAATTCTTTTAAGGTCTGACCCTGTTGTTGGTGGTCTAGTAGATATACAAAAACAGCAAGAAACTTTAAAAAAATTAACAAATGATCTTCTTTTTCATCCGTATTATGAAATTACCTATCAGGGAAACGATTATCCTGATAAACACGAACTTGAAGATAAACTATTGTCTGATAACAACAGGGCTTTGAGACAACTGGCAGGATCAGCCAAATATTATTCTATGGTACGCTCTCAATATGATAGAGAAGAATTAACCGGAGAATAAAAATGTTAAGGACTATCTTCACGTTGTCTGCACTCTTTGCAGCAGGTTTAGCTCACTCTGAATCTGTTCCAATAACAGGAAACGTATCTTCAAAATGTAGTATCTTCACTGACACCGCTGGTGTTTACGGAAACCCTACCCCAGATGCACTTAGCACAGACCCCGTTGATGGTGGCGTATTTCCTGTCGTAAGATACGATGTTACCATTGCGGATTATTATACTGCAAAAATTTCTTGGCCTGAAACCTTTGCTTCTTCACCAAATCTGACTGATGCTGTCAATTGGGACGGAGAAGTTACTGTGTCTTCCACGTCAGACACTCTTATGTCTGGCTACGAAGCAGCAAAAGTAGAGTACAACAATGTCACAGAATACGATTTGACTGTTGCTGGTTCTACTTGGTTTCAAATCGATTCAGAAGTGACTTATGGTTTCGGAAAATCATTTCCGGGTGGCGAATACTCTGCAAACATAACTGCTGAGTGCATTGCAAACTGATGAAAAAAATCATTATGACGGTGGTGGGAATTTTGTTTTCCACCACCGCTTACTCACACGAATGGACACCTACTTACCCTAAGTTTGAGCCATCATTCTTAGACGGTGTTGTCGTGACTACAATGAAAATTTTCAACAAAAGAAAAGAAATAAGTTATTATGAAATTTCAGTTTTCGATGAGAACTGGAACCCAATACCCTTTGCTTCTTCTGAAAAAATATTGAATGTCTCGTATTTGGGTCAAAAGGATGTGGACATATACATCCGTGAAGATGACTGTGATCGTATCGAATACATATGCACTACCTCAAAAAGAATTCTTGACGATGTTCAATCAACAGGCATTGATTCGAGAATATGTTCAAAGGTGTAGATCCTATGAAATACACTATTTTTATCCTCACACTGATTACAATAACTATAGCCTTAAACATAACAGCACATGTTGCATTTGGTCAATCTAACTCACTAAATCTATCTTTACCTTCTGCACCCGGAAGTTATCAGTCTGATAGATTCAAAGCTGGAGACTTAGACTGTTCTAATGCAATTGGTTCCGCCACAAACTTGGAATTTGGTGTGACTGGCATTATTGGCAGGGGGTATACAGATCCCCTTGATGGTTATGTAGATTCGAGAGTTGGAGATGTAGGTGTCTTTGCTAGAATTACTATTCCTTTAGGCCAAAAGCCAAAATCAAGAATTGATTGTAATGATCTTTATCAACTTGAACTTCGTAAAAAGCAATTAGAAGTTATGAGACTTGAACAAGAAATTCAGAGACTCAGAGCACTCCAATTTCAAACTTCAGGTTAACGGAGATAACTATGTATGAATACAAATGTAAAATACTGAGAGTTGTTGATGGCGATACAGTTGATATTGATATCGATCTTGGATTCGGTATGTGGATGCACAAAGAACGTGTGAGAATGATGGGGATAGATACTCCAGAATCAAGAACATCTGACAAAGTAGAAAAACAATTTGGTCTAGCTAGTAAAAATAGACTCAAAGAACTTCTTCCTGTTGGATCTTCACAAGTTTTGAAAACTGAAATTGATAAGAGTGGTGAAGATGCAAAAGGTAAGTTTGGTCGTATCCTTGGCGACTTTTTGATTGAAGAAAAAAGAGCAACAGAAATCCTCATAGAGGAAGGACATGCTGTCCCTTATCATGGTCAAAGCAAGGATGACGTTCATCTACAGCATATGGCTAACAGAGAACGTCTTTTAAACGAAGGTAAAGTTTCATTAGAAGGAATAGAATAATGGCTGAAGAACAAAAACAAACACAAAATCAAACACCTGAAATCGTAGACATGCCAGAGGGAAAAATGGAAATTTCTCTCAGAGTATTAAGCAATGAACTCATTGGCGTCAAAATGTCTGTCGATGACATGAAAATGAAATGGGTTGTAATTGGCGTAGGTGCTATCGGTGTTCTGCTTTGGGCAGCGTCGGCATTTGCACCAGAATTGACATCGATGTTTGATTCGTTAGGAGGATAAGATGGCAGCTAAAACATTAGAAAAGGATTCGATTTACAATCAATTCGATGCTGATGGTGATGGTGTCATTACTGACGAAGAAATGGCTAAAGGTGAAAAAATGCTTCAGATTGAAAATGAGGATAAAAGACAGGATGCTCAAAGAAACATGGCGTGGTTTGCCTTGTTTGGCATGCTTCTCTACCCATTCTCAATCATTTTAGCCAGTGTTGTTGGTCTTGAAGGTGCTTCTTCTCTACTGAAAGACATTGCACCTACATATTTTGTATCTGTTGCTGCAATTGTTGCAGCCTTCTATGGTAAAGAGGCTTTAACAGCAAACAAAAAATGATTTCAATTTACGAAGATACAGAAGAAGATCTTTATTGGAAGACAGCAGATCCAGACGAATTATGGGTAGTGGATAAACTTATCCTGTCCCGTAAGCTTGGCTATACGTGTGGTCCTGTGGGAACTGATGTTCCTAAACCAGACTATTATATTGTGAGACCATGTGTAAATGCACTTGGTCTTGGACTTGGTGCCAAAAAACTCTGGATCGAAAAATATACACTGAACTTAAATGTTGGTCACTTTTGGTGTGAGTGGTTTGAAGGTAGACACCTATCTGTAGATTATGAATACGGCCAACAAGTTCTTTGTGTTGAAGGCATCAAATCAGACGATACCTTTGTGAAATGGGATAGATGGATAAAGACAGATGATCAGGTTCCCTTTCCTGAAATACTTGAAGAGTTTAAAAACAAACCAAGAATAAACTGTGAGTTTATTGGTGAAAAATTGATAGAAGTTCATTTTAGATCGAATCCTGATTTTCGTAAAAACATTTCTGAATTTATTCCTGTATGGAAAGAACAATCGACCAATCCTCCAAAGGGATACGTATATGTAGAAGATCCCGAAGTCCACGATAGAGTAGGAGCATTTGTCAAATGGCAGACAAAGACTTAGGAGAAGAATTAGAAAAATTAGAAGATGGTATCGAAAATCTCAAAAACAAAGAGTTTAAGATTTTGGGTATTAAAGTTACTGCTGTTACAGCAGGTGCTGCATTTGGTGTCGTATCAACAGTGATTGGTGGTTTGTATGGTGCATTTACAGTGTATAACGATTACATGGACATGAAGGAACAAATTCAGTCTTATGTTGCACCAGATCTTTCTGGTATAGAGGAACAGCTTTCAGTAATACAGGAACAAATGAGAGCGGCAGAAGATGCAGTCCTTCAAGCTACAGATTACGCTAGAGATATTCGTAATGATCTCAAAGAAGACGTAACAAGAGTGGAAGACTTGGTTGATCGTTTAAAAGACGATGTAAGAGCTTCGGAAAAAGAGGTAAGAGAAATAATTGATCTAGCAGAGCAACGTTTTGATAATAAAAGAGATCAGTTATTTCAATATTCAGATAGAGAAATAAAGAACCTTGAGTCTAGACTAACTGCAAGAATCCAAGAATCACTTGACAATCCTTTGTCAAATTAGTAGTCTCTAAATATTGGTGTGCATGTAGCACATCAATTCAAAAGGAGAAAACAATGGATATTGTTGGTAAAGTAAAAGAGTGGGTAGGAAACCTAGCCGATTTAGGTGTTAGCCTTCTTGCACTCACTATTGTTGCTGAACTTTTGGGTTTGGGTTCTGTACCCTTTATGCCAGAGGGTATCAGTGTCATTGACAATGTGACTGGAGTAGTAGAAACGCTCGGTTCTAGTGGTTTGATTGGACTGTTAGCCGTTTGGGTACTATGGGCCATCTGGCAACGTAAATAAAAAAGGGGCTTCGGCCCCTTTTCTTATGCAACTATCGAAGAGATGTGATCTTCGAATTTTTCTACTCTCTCTAACCTATTAGGCCAATAGATGTAATCCTTTTCGGGATTCTTTTTAAGATTCGTAAGAAGAGGTACAATGGCATTGTAGAGCTTATTTAGCTTCTCTTCATAAGTAGAGGCAGTTGCAGTAGCTTCTTCAACTTCAGCAGTTGCTTTCTGTAAAGACTCCAGTTCAGATTCGTCTACTGCACTAAAGCCAAAATCAAAAAACTCTTCCGTCATTCGAAATGCTGTCCTTCTTGTATGAGAATGCCCTCTGCAAAAATACCTACTTCATTTGTCTGTGATGATGATTTGGCCTGAAGCACAATATCAGTATTACCTGAATATTTAAATGGAAATCTTCTTTGAATATTCATCTGTTGAGTGAAGGTAGTTTCTGCTACTCTAAGCTCCACCTTCTCTGCTGCACCTACATCAACTCTAGAAACATTTCTAAAATATAGATATTTGTTGGCGTTAGCAGTTGCAGAGAATCCGTCAATTCTATAAAGATAAAAATTATGTCCTGCTGGAACTGTGTAAATTGATGCCTGATTTTTACCTTCGCCTTGTCTTATTCTTGCATAAAGAACAGTTTTTGATGGTTCGTCATACAACGATATCTGACCATTAGCATTTCCTTCTACAGTAACTAGAGAATTAATTCTAAAGTATTCGTTAGATAACGTAACGTCACTTGTTCCGTTTAAATTAGCTACTTCCGTCAACGTTTCGTAATTAGAATCTAAACCGACTACCTTTATTCTAATATCAGTATCCCCAGCATCAGTGCTTTTGATACACATTGATAAGTTTGCTGTTGGGAATGTATAGGCTGTGTTAGCCTCCCAGCATGGAATAAACTGGCTTGAGACGTTGGACTGATAACCAAAGATATTTACGACCTGAGAATACTTTGTTAGTCCTCTAGAAACATTTAGCTTATCATCATCTGTAGGATAAAAAGTTGGATTGTAGGGCATCAGTCAAGAATAGCAATGCTAGTAGCATTAGCCCCTGCTCCAGATGCAAAGAGAACATCAGATGCATCTTTTCTTACAAACGATTCTTGATCAGTAAACATAGAGAATGTACCAATCTTGTTATTAGACGAATCAGATCTTGTGATAGTAAGATCACCAGCACTCAAGTTTACAATTCTCACCATCGTAGCAGAACTAACGGTGTTGCCTACTGTAGAACTAAGAGCAAGTTCTGTCGATAAAGGTTTAATTACTTTTGCCATTTAAGCCTCCGTTTTCCTTTATTTATAGATGGTGCCGCCACGGGGACTCGAACTCCGGACCTGATGATTACAAATCAACTGCTCTACCAACTGAGCTATAGCGGCACTACATCTTAAGCAAAATCTAAATCAACTTTGATCCACTCAAGATTACTATCACCATCTACATAAGGAAATTCTACATTCTCGTAAGAATCTAGAATAAGAGGTGATGCGTCTCCAGAAATCTCTACAATACCAACATCACTGAGCGTAGATACTTTGATCTGATATTCCCCAGAAATAATGTTTGGATCGTCATTCTGAATCCATTCATTTACTACCTCTAAAGTATCGTCTGCGTCAACCCCTTGTGGGTCTTCGATCTGGAATTTAATTCCTACTTGAGGTTCTTCTAAGATTTCAGAATCGTGATAGTAAGATACCGATGGAGTTTCTTCTTCATCGGGACGAAAGAAAATGTCGTAAACTCGCCACATAGAGTAAGCAGTGGCAATAGCCGCAAATCCAACAAATAAACCAGTAATCATTCAAGTCTCCTAAAAATAAATCATGAGTATGTATTTATTCTTTAGGAGAATGGCCCGCCCGGTACGACTCGAACGTACAACCTACCGCTTAGAAGGCGGTTGCTCTATCCAGTTGAGCTACGGGCGGCTATCTTTTACGAAGCTTGTCTGCTTCGACTTTCGAGATACTACCATCCTTCTCCCACATGTCAACGATGTATTTCTTAGATTCAGGAGCAATCAAGCCCCATTCTCTAACAATCGCCGCTCTTCCACGTTTTTCTGCCCACTCATTAAAAAATCTCATAGGTTTTGCTCCTTCTAATGATGCCAGTAAAACACAAGCAACTTTAATACCTGTTTTGAAGAAAACCATCTCTTCTAAACTTGCCGTACATAATTTCTCTTTGTCTGAACTCACAGTCTATAGGATCTGTGCTTTTAGAAAGATAATATTCTTCCTCAGACATAGACATTCTTTCTTTAATTTTTTTAAAGCTTCTACCGATAGACTTAAGCACCCATTCTTCTCCTAATTTCTCTGATTGCTTGATCGTCAGACAGCCCCATTTTTTTAGCAGCCTGAATATCGCTTTTATATTCCACCCTAAGAAAATGATCGAAAACATAATCTTTACGGTGAATTTGGTCTGTTATTGATTTTACGAATCCGAACATTTCAACTCTCCTTGTGAATACCCCATTACTTAGTATCCAAAGGGTTGTATTTTCAGTGCCAAAAAAGAGAATTACCTTTGCACTATTTGCAAAGAACTTCTATAAAAAGATCGTAAGAAGTGAAATTCCACACATCATCGTAAATAATACCGTAACAATCAAAGTCCTTAAGGTTGTGTAAGACATACCTTCCTTTACGATTAAACTTCATAAAGAGAAGATTCACATCACCTTCGTCTGCAACATCAAGAAGTTGATCGATCCACTGATCAAGCTGCGGTATTTTTGTGTTGTGGAAAAGTCTGTGGAATGAAAAATCTTTGTAAGACTTACACTCTACATTCCAATTTGAATAGGAAGGTCCGGGGATAATATCACCCTTGAATGTTCTAATCTGACCTTCATGAAGAATCTCTTTCTTCTTAGAATTAGAACCACCAATAAAAGCACCAGAGTAAGGGACACGAATAAACGTCTCCCCCAATCTTTTGGTCAAATCGTTTGCTATCTCTCTTTCAAAAGAGGATCCTTTTCTTTTTGAAGCCGAACCACCACTAGACATAAATTGGACAACCGAGTCCTTCTAAGAGACCCGGTGTTGTGATGCCAAGAACGTTTTTATCATTCTGTCCACCCCAAACACCTCTCGGCCCATCTACTTCTTCTTTAACATCATTCATGGTACTTTTCCTTGTCCAACAAATAGCTGGATAAGGGTCGGCTGCAATAATCGGAACCTTAGACTCATTATTCATAAACAAGTAGTGATCGATACCATAAACCAGACCCACCTCTTCAAGATGCTTTAACATACCTTTTGCTGTCTCTGGAGTAATAGCATAGGCGTGTGTTCCGATAGCTTGTTGTACCGGAATGAGTCTTCTTACTCTAGATCTAGGAACATAAGTCTTGGTGTCTCTCATTCTCGGACCAAGAAAAACCAAATAGTTATCAGGAACCTCAAAATTTCTGAAGTTCCTCATAACATACGCATCATGTTCAAGAATTGCACACGGCTTGCCAATCTCAACAACACGTCTGAATGCTTTGATATGACTAGCCGTGCAGCAAACATTTCCCATCTCCTGACACTCTTTATGGTCAGTAATGGTGTTTTCAAGTATCTCAGCCATTTCCCAATCCACTTTCATGCCTACAGATGCAGCAGCATCCTCAACACCAAGATTTTCAACGGCTTTGATATATTCCGACTTCATATTACATCGTTCTACAGAATCAGCACAGATATTAGCGTACTCTTCACTGAGCTTGTTTCCATCACGACGAATAATTAAACATCTATCAACTGTCATTCTTTTTCATTACATATGAAGATGGCTTTCCCCAAACTTCATTTGTCTTCACCTTTTTGAAGGGTTTACTTTTTTCTGTCGTTTCAATGGATACAGATGGATTTTTGTTTTTTCTCCATCTGTATACCTTTCCAAGAAGCTTTCTAAAATCTTTAGAAATATTCGAATTAAGACTCAGATCCATTTTCTTCCCTTATACAATTTCACAACCACCAGCAGCACACGCCAATTCTTGAGAAGCTACTGTATGATCATCCTTTTCATAATCAGAAAGTTTCTTCCAGTCAACCCCAAGCGGCATCTTGTTAAGAAGATCCTCATATTCTTCTTCAGAACAATCTTGATAAGGAGCTTGCTTATACACAAAGTCTGAGAACGGAAGGAAAGAAACGCCCGACATATAGTCAAAGTTTTCATATACCCAAGCACCTACTTCCATCCATTCATGCTCTTTAACAGAAATAGTAACAGATGGTTTATGTTCACACCAATGAATTTGGTAAGTCTTCCAGAGTTCTAACTGTTCAATTGCAGTCATGTCTGTTCTGAAAACAGAATCAGGGCTACATTTGATCGGGAATGAGAATACTGTCGTAGAGTCTGGCTTCGTCACGTCATCTTCTGCAGGGAAACCTGCATCAATCATCATCTTAGTCAGCGGGTCTTTTTTGTCCCCACGGACTGTACGAATGTAGAAAGGATTGTGACGGGCATGAATACCAGATGCAGAATCAACCAACTGAGACACAGTACCAGAAGGTTTAACACAAGTAATAGCAGCAGACTGATTGATTCCAATGTCACCTGCATACCTTTCATTGACCGAGACAGCAACTTCTTTAAGACCTTCAAGCAAATCTCCTAAATTATCATTCTTCTGAGTCATCAAAGGATTATCCATAATCCCTGTCAGAGAAACACCGAGAAGTCTTTCCTCTTCACAGTTTTTCTTCCACTCTTTCGAAATGTATTTAAAGTTTGTCAAAGTAGACTGAAAAGTTCCAAGAATGGTTGCCAAACGAACTTTTCTAGCAAGAGACTCTTCGTTGTCATCTGGTCTTACAACAACCTCCGACAAATTACAAAATTCTCTTGATCTCAAAATGATTTCCGAACATGGATTTGTTCCAAATTCATAATTCGAATCTCTACGGCCATTCTTTTCGACAACCTTTTTAGCAGCCTGTCTACTAAAGATACCACGTTCACCAGACTTAGAATCGTAAAGAGACTTCCATTCGTCCATAAAGATGCCGATGTCTGGCTTTTCTTTATAAGCTGCAGAGTTATTAGCCAACGCTCTTTGAAGATCGTTCTTGTACCACTCACCGGACTTAGCAGCCCTCATACGGTCGTCAAAAAGATCTGACAGGGAAATCAGTGCAGATCTTCTTACACCACCTACAACGACAATCTCAGCAATCTTACACATAATGTCATGACATTCTAATGTTGTAAGTTTTCTGCCAGCAGCATTTCTGAAGATATGAACACAGAAATTAAACAGGTCTTCCAAAGGTTCTGGACCAGAAGCACGGCCACCAAAAGTTTTAAGAGGAGTTCCTGCTGGTCTTACTTTAGACATGTCCCATTGTGGGATTTGACCAACATAAAGCATACCAACAAGCTCTTTAAGAGCCTTTGCCCACCCTAACTTAGAATCAGCAACAACAATAGTCGTGTCTGTCTCATTAAACTCATCTGCAATAACACCAAGCTTATTAGTAAACTCTTCTTCTACAGAGAAACCTACACCCGTACCATTCATCAGAATGTACATAGCTTCATCAAAAGAAACAGCTTTGTCGATAGACAAGAAAGCACAGTTATAACCTGCAATGTTGTCTTTCTTTAAAGCTTCACCAGCAGTCATCATAGCTCTCATAGAAGGCATTACATCCAGACTGAGGACTGCTTCTTCTAACTCATTACGAAGACTATCTTCTAAGGTATAGCCGTTGTTTTCTTTAAGGTGTTCCGTAAAGAAGTTAAAATATCGAGCTACAGTTTCTTCCCAAGTTTCCCTACGATTTTCGTCATGGAGCCATCTGGAATAACGGGACAGGTGAATATACTGCTGATAAAAGGTGGGCAGGTAATTACTCATCTAAGAGTCTCCTATTTTTTACTTTAGTTTGTTGATATAGATTGTGGGGTCATTTGTTTCCATTGTCTCACCATCCTCAATCAAAACAACATCACCATCAGTAATGTTGAGAGTATCGGAAATAAATTTGATTGTCTCTGGTCTAAATGCAATCAAAATTTGACCACCTTCTTCTACTACCATACCCACATGCTGCTTCAGATTTTCTTCCACTTTGTAAACTCCAATTTAGCTTTCAAACCCGAAAAGGTTTGACTTTTGATTATAAACTTCAGGTCATTGCTGTCAATTCCGGCAAGGATCATATCGTTCATATCTTTTTCCTCGATATAATCCGGCCAAATGACTATTTTTTTGTCCTCAGAAATACACTTCTCCATCTTCGAAACGATCTCAGAATTCCGAGGTTCATTGTCGTAGATAAAGACAGCATTTGAGTTGGTGGAATATTTAGAGGATGTGTCTGAGCCAGCCATAGCTATACAGTTAGGAATAAAGAGTGAGTCAATTGGTCCCTCACAGATGTAAAAAGTCCTCTTGTCATTCAGCCTCTCTAAACCAAAGATTTTATCATAATCTTTGAATTTTACCGTAATATACCGTATCTTTGAGTCCGGATTAAGAGATCTTCCTTGTACTGCAAAGACATAGCCGTTTTCATCGAAAAAAGGTATGACGAGCCTACCTTCATCATAGGTTGTATCAGCAAATTTATCAGGGACATGCTTGTTGATCCACTCCTTAAACTTAGGTGCATAATAAAGTTTGTGATGAAACTTATTCTCTATTTTACGTTTATCCACATAGACTTTAGCCTTATGATCATAACGTAATTGTGATACCTTCTTAAGTTCCATTAGAGGAGCAAACTTATCGTTTCTTCTCTTAGCAAACTTAGTTATATCAGTTTTAAACTTTTGTTTCTCTTCAGGTTCATTACCAGCAATACTTTCTAATTTAAACTCTCCGTAAAGAAGCGGATTAACTTCTTTTAGAAAGTTATCAAAATGCATACTGGAAGAACAGTTATGACACTTAAAGAAGTGAGTACCTTCTTTATGGATAATATAACCTCTAGTCTTTAGCTTATCCTTTTTGGAATCACCACATATAGGACATCTAAAGTTATAGGTATTATTACCTTTGTTTTTGAAGAGAGATAGGGTGTTAGACAGAAGACTAATGTACTTAGCTTCTATTAAGAAATTGTTTTTCATAAAACCTCCACAAGGGATT